GTCCCACAGGCGGGCGCCCATCCTCGGCCCGAGGTTGTCAGGTCTCATTGGTCCCTCGGAGCGTCCAGGTGGTCCCACAGGCTGGCGTCCAGGCGGGCGTCCAGGCGGGAGCCCAGGCGGCCCCACAGGCGGGCGTCCAGGTGGTCCCACAGGCTGGCGTCCAGGCTGGCGTCCAGGCGGCCCCACAGGCGGGCGTCCAGGTGGGCGAATAGGCGGGTGTACACGCGGTCATACACGCGGTTGTACAGGCAGTCCCACATGCAGGTGCTCATCCTCGGTCCGAGGTCATTAGGTCTCATCAGCGTTCCCAGACGTAGGACAGCCTAGGATCTGCGTCACAGTCGGCGGGACTCCGTTCCGGCAGCCCCAGCGCCGCATATGGTACCTGCCAAGCACGAGCACCAAGTGCGGTGGCGCATTGTGACGACACCTGCTCGACATATGTCGGCTGAGAGCCATCCAGTAACGGGGGAGATTGTTTTGAGAGCACCCGTTCGCCGCTGGGCACTGAGTAGAGCACATACTCGAGACTTTCCTCGCTCTGGCGGCTCAACTCCGTTGCACCTAGCAGCTCTAGCGCGCGCGCCCAACCGAGACGCTCGGCCCATGCGCGTCGAATCTCCGTCGTCATCTTCAGGGCTCCGCTCGCCAAAGATTCTGGGTCCATGATCACGGATCTGGGTACAATTACCCCGTGCCACGCATAGACCTCCTGATCGCTCCAGGCTATAGCCGGACCATCGGCGCAATGCAGTTCCCAGGCGTTATCACGCTCGCATGTGTGGGGAAGCTTGACCGCACAAAAGCCGTTTTTGTATACGACGGAGTCGTAGCAGTCAGCAGACAATTTGGACACCGACAACAGATCGGCCGTGTCCTGGTCGCCTTCAAGCGCTCCAATCTCTAACGCCACTTCCAGGTGTGATTGCCATATTTTCGTGTACACACCGATCAGGTCGGATGACACGGTGTTTTTTGTTTTTCTTTGCCAGTCTGACAGATCTTTGATCGACTCGAATATCACGATATGCTCAGGCGGGTCCCAACCAAAGAGTCTATACAGAGCGTCCACTGCTGGCCGCAAAGACTCTGGTGTGATTTCGGCGTAGGTTAGCACGCTGCATTCAGCCGCGCGTTGATCAACGATTGCCCATTGTTCTGGTGTGAAGTCTTCAATTTTGCTCATGGTTCAATCCTCGATTGCCGAACGGCCTTCACCCTCAACCAATGCCGCAATTCGATAGACGCCAGCGGGCAGCTCGCCGTCAGTGTGACGACCCATGTGGGAGATGACCGTGGGCGCATCAAGCTCCACAGTCGTAACTGTCGCTGCCCCCTCACCCGTTGTGCGGAAGCGGCACGGCCCGATCAGTGTATGGGGTGCCGTATCGCGCCCGGCTAGCACCAGGTCAACGGTGGGCGTTAGCGCCCCATCCGCTTTGTCAAGTTTTCTTAGAACCAGGTCACCATGCCGAAATAGTTGTTCCATCGTCAAACCTCCTCAAATTCAGAATCAATCGGTCCGTTGCCACCAGTGGCCTCGTCCGGAGTATACAGCCCCATTGTTACGTCTGGGTAGACGGCGCGCGCTAGGTCGACGGAGCATCGGTGGCGCAGCATAGCTCGGCGGTATTTGTCCCAGTTGCTAGGCTCGCCGCTCTGGCTGCGGCCCTCATAGCCATCGCCACGCTTGACCACGAGTCCAGCCGCGCAGGCGTCCGTCATGTCCCACGATAATCGCGACTCAGAGCGCGCGCCCCTGCGTTTCGTGGCGTAGGTCGCCTTCTCGCGCGTGGACTCCACTAGGTCGAAATACTCGGCAATCCCGCTTTTTAGCACCAGCCCGACCACGAGATCGGCTTGCATTACGACCTTTCCCTTGATGACATGGAACGCGGCGAGCGACGTTGCCGCGTCAATGCCGAGCGAGCGCCCACGCATGATTACCGCGAAAATGGCCTGGTGGTTTGGGAATTGTGTATAGAGTCGGGACTCATGCAGGTGTTTGGCGAGCGTGAACGCACTCGCTGTGCTTGTTGGCTCGAGCTGCACTGACCAGTCCTGGTGCACCACGGTAGTCGCCAGCGCCGTCTGACGCAGAGGCTCGGGTTTCGAGATAGCAGCTTCGTTGACTGGCGCCGATGGCTCTTGTTCTGCTGTTTCTTTCACTGTTTTCTCCTCTGGCTCCCAAATGCGTTCGTCCCAAGTCTCCGTGACCGCCGCCGGCGCGTCAACCTTTTCAGGCTCGCGAAATAACGCGTCGAAATCGAGTGGCGCATCCGCGCGCAGCTGGATTAGCCGGCGCCATGTCTGGATGGGCCCGGCGCATTCGAGAAGCGCGGCGCCGTTCGCGGGCTTGATGTTGTTTGGCTCAAGCCCCAAGGCCCTGTAGATGCCCGCCAAGTCGTCATACTGCATGAGCAGTTCTGCCGCCCGCATGGCGCCGATGCCAGGCACGCCCGGGATATTGTCTGATTTGTCACCTACTAGCGCCAGGTAGTCGCCCATTTGGTCAGGCGCAACGCCGAACTTTTCGACCACCTGGAGCCGATCGAATTTGACACCGGTCATTGTGCTGACGACAGTCACGCCGTCGCCCACGAGTTGGAGCAGGTCCTTGTCTGCGCTCGCCACCACGACAGTCAGCCCGCGCTTGCGGGCCTCAGCCGTCGCAGCTGCCAGCAAATCGTCAGCCTCGAACCCCTCGGACTCCCAGCAGACAACTCCGTCAGCGCGTAGCGTCTGGATTGTCGCGCGCAGCTCCTCGATTGAGGCCTTGTCTTTCTCGGTCCTATTGGCCTTGTATTCCGGGAATTCCGCCTTTCTCCACGATTTTGGCGAGTCGCAGCAGATCGCGCAGAGCCCAGGGTAGGTCGAGCGTAGTGACATGACCTGTCCTAGCGCCCTATTGCGAGCGGCACTGATCTCGTCGTTCGCGCTTGAGTGCCAGGCGGCCCAAAATATCGAGCCCATGTCGAGCAGCAGCAGTGTGTCGTCTCCCATGGGCGCTGAAGCTAGTGCCGCAAATGCGGGCTGTCAAGGTTTTTCTGGCAAAGGCTTGACAGGTGCCAGGCGCGTCCGCCATATTGCACGTATGGTGAAGAAAAAAACGCTCGTGAAGATCAACACACAACTGCCAGAGGAACTGCTAGCGCACCTCCGAGGCTATGTAGCGGAGCATGGAGCGAAAATGCAGACTGTTTTCGCGGAGGCCATCCGGCAGTTTTTGGCGGCCAGGCGCTGAATGTCTGACCCGCTACGCGCCCCATTCCCATATTTCGGTGGCAAATGACGGAGCTACATCCTGATATCGCCGCGGTGCTGAGTGGCGAGCGGCAGTGGTGCGTAGTGGCCGGCGACTGTCGCGAGTTGCTCCCGGCGATTCCGGAGCGCGGCGTTGACCATGTGGTTTCGGATCCACCTTTCGAAGAAGCGGCACACACCAAGCAGCGCCGAGTGAAGCGCGGCGGGAAAGCGGAAACGCTCTCGTTCGAGCCGCTCTCGTTCGAGCTGCGCTCGTTCTGTGGTGCGGAGTTCGCGCGCATCGCGCGCCGCTGGTCGATCGTGTTCTGCCAGTGCGAGGCGTCGCAGCTCTGGCGCCAAGCGATGTCGACGCTTTCTTACCGACGCACAGGTGTTTGGGTGAAGCCGGACGGCATGCCGCAGCTCACCGGTGACCGTCCCGGCATGGGCTACGAGACGATCGTCTTCTGCCATCGAAAAGGGCGCTCAAGGTGGAACGGTGGCGGACGCAGCTCCGTGTTCGTCCACAACAAGAACAGCGGCGGCAAGCACTGGCACGAGACGCAGAAGCCGGTGCCGTTGATGGTTGAGCTGGTGGAGTTGTTCACCGATGAAGGGGAGGTAATTTTGGATCCATTCTGTGGCTCGGGGACGACGGGAATAGCGGCACTTCGTCGCGGGCGGCGCTTCATCGGCATTGAGCGAGATCCGGCCGCTGCTCAACTGGCGAACGACCGACTGCTAGCCGAAGACAACGGGAGCACGCTGCACCACGCACGCATCGGCCAGGTTTCACTTTTCGAGGTGTCCGCTTGACCACCACCAGGAGTTGGCGCTCCTGGCCGCTGGCTACGGCGTGGCCGGCACTGGCTACTGGGATTGGAGGAGCAATGTCGATTGACTATAGCGATACAGTTGGATGGCCAGCTGCTGCACCGCGCGTGTACAGCGACCCGCGCCGAATCATGCCGCCACCTACGCGCATGGCTACGCGGAAAAATGCATTGGACCGGCATGCCCGCTATCGAGCACGCAAGCGACTTGCCAGTCTACTGGTGAAACCGTGACTATTTTGGCGATTGACCCGGGTCTCGCATGCACTGGTTGGGCCGTGCTATCAGCGCGCACTGGCCGACTGCGCATGCGAGACGATGGGATTGCGCTCGCGGGTTCGATTAGCACGTCTCCGAAAATAGGCACATTGGAGGGTAGACTGGCGCTAATCCGTAGCTCACTCGCCGAGCTGTTTCGGGAATTCGATCCTGGCCATTTAGCAGTCGAGGGATACGCCTATCAGGGCGAGCGCTCGCACGGTCCTAACGGGTTTGTCATCTCGCGTATCGTCGGCATGTGCGAGGGGATTGCAGAGAGCAACAAAGTTGAGTCGTTGACAGTGCTCGACAAAAACACTGTAAACCGCTCGCTCGGTCTTACTGGCGAGGTGCCGAAAGCACGCGTGCGGCTGATGGTTGAGAGTGCTCTGAAAATCAAGGCTGGCTTGCTGCGAAACGAGCATGAGGTAGACGCAGCGGCGCTCGGGTTTGTGGCGTATTTGAGACTGAGGAGGTGGCAATGAACCCATACCTGGAAGTACCCAAACGATTCGCGGCGGAAAACACCTTCGTCGCATGCGTGGCTGAGGCCTACGACATGACGCCCGAAAAGCTCTTGGCTCCAGGCCGACGAGCTAGAGCAGTCGAGGCCCGCGCCGTGCTCTGCTGGATGCTCCGAGTGGCGCGACGAATGTCGTTTCCCGAGCTGGGGGAAATCATCCATCGTGACCATACGTGCGCGATTGCCGCAATCCGGATGGTCAGAGCTAGCCGAGAGTCAAGCCCCGAGTTTTTGGCCTTCACCGATACTCTGCTGGCTGCGGTGCAGTCTCGGGTGTTGTCGCCGGTGTTGTGGAGCAGGAATTCCGATGAGACCTAACGACCTCGGGCCGAGGATGGACGCTCCCCTGCCCTCTCTACTGCGCTGCAGCCTGCCCTCTCTACTGCGCCCCCGACTGTCCGACCACCTGCGGATCCGCCTGCGCCTACGCCTGTGCCTGCGCCTGTATCTACGCCTGGGTGTCCGCCTGTCCAACCGCTTGGACGACCGCTTGGAGGACCGCCTGTGAGCTTGACGAATGCCTCACAATGCATCTACATGCCCGTAGCATGCCAGCCCCTAGACTAAAAAAACCGGCGCAACCCAAGGACCGGCGCCTAGTGATCAACCTCACCGACAAGCAGCTGGACGCCTACCACGCGGCCGCGTCTCGAGCTAATCGCGCCGTATCGGACTGGGCCCGACTGCTGCTTGACGCGCAGGTACAGAGGTCCGAGGGCCCATGAGTTGGGCCAGGCTTGACGACCGGGCCAACGAGCACCGTAAGCAACTGGCAGCCGGTGCTGATGCGTGTTGGTTGTGGTGCTGCGGGCTCATGTACGCCAATCGTCAGCCAGCACGCGACGGATTTATCCCGGCGCTGGTCTTGCCGATGCTCTATCCGTACCCGCCGCGCTTGCTGGCTAAATGCGCTGAGCGATTGGTAAGCGTAGGTCTGTGGGTATCGGTAGATGGTGGCTACCGGATCCACCAGTTTGGCGACTGGAATAGGAGCCGTGAGCAGGTAGAGTCCGAGCGCGCGGCCACTCGTAACAGAGTAGCTAAGCATCGTAGTAACGGCGTTACACCAACCGTTACTAACGGCGTCAGTAACGCGACTGTACCGGATCCACTCCATCTCCATCTCCACTCCACTCCGGAAGCCGGAGAGCTCGCGCGCGAGGCGCCGCGTCCGTCCGGCGATCCGGATTTGGACTCACGGCTCACGTCGTGCCCGTTAAACCTCGCGAAAACCTCAGAGGAAGTCGGAATAGTGCGCGACTTCGTGCAGAAATACCGCGTTGAGCCCGAGCAGATACACGCCGCGGTGCTGGAATTCGTGAGTTACTGGACCATTGGCGGCGGAATGGGCAAAAAACACGCAGGATGGCCGCGTAAACTCCGCGAGCACCTGCGGAAAGCCTGCGAAAGGCCAGGCGGTCTCGAGCCAGTCGGCGCAATTGCACACGCCCCGCGGCAATCCCGGCACCGTGGCTCCGAAGCGCGCGCAGAAGCCGTAGAAAGCGCCAACATACCGAGTCACCAGATGTGGAAAATGCCAGATTATTTGAAGGATTGACAAATGAACCCCCAATTCCGAGCGCTTTACGGCGACGAGCTTGCCGAACAAATCGAGAAACTCAAGGCCAAATCGGCTGGGACCGAGGTCCTACGGGCCAAGCCTGCTCGTTGGCAGCCGAGCGTGCCCGAGCGTGCCCCAAGCGTGCCCGGCGCACCGGACAGCCCGGACCCCGATGTCACATGGTGGAACCGATGACCCGTCCCAATGGCCACGTAAAGCCGTCCAGGAGGCCCGCCAATCGCGTTTCGATGGGTCATGGCTCCCTGACGCCGTCCGACTACCGAAACGCGCTTACGAGCCCGCTAGCGTTCGTTGCCGATGTCTCGCACTGCCAGCAGTCGACGCTCCGAAAACACTACCGCTTGGCAGACGTAGTCGTCGCCAGCATGATTAGGCTCGGGTGGATTGAGTATCACTCCGCCGTCACGTGGTCGGTGCGGATTACTGCGGCGGGTCGCGCAGAGCTACAGCGCAGGAGGGCGGCATGATGCGCCTCAGCTGGTCACTGATAATCCTCGGGGCATCCATCGGCCTAGCCCTCTGGCTGCTGTCCTGGACAGCCTACGGCGCCGAGCCACTCGAGCAACGCACACTGGCCGCCCTGCTCCGCGCCGCTCCCCAGGCTGACCAGCCCCAGGCGTTCGCCGGGGCGATTGCGAGGGCATCACAGTCAGCCCCACTGCCGCCCAGGAAATGGGCAGCATTGCTGATAGCAATAGGCACACATGAGAGCAGATTCGCGGCCGCCATCGTGGCCAACCACTGCAAGCGCTGGGAGTGTGACCGTGGCCGGGCTCGAGGAGCATTCCAGGTCCACCGGCTCGGGTACCTAGCAGACCTATGGGACCGCTCGCCAGGTGATCCAGCGGTCCAGGTCGAGATGGCTGACCGAGTGCTGAGGCGCTCACTCACCCGGTGCGATCCGTTCGCGCCATTTCCAGCCTCCGTGTTCCGCGCCTATCGTGGCGGGAGTTGCAGCTGGTCGCTCAAGGGCGAGGCAGCTCGGGTCGCCACCTATTCGAGGGCTGCTAAATGAACAAACACCCCGCGAACAACGGTAAGGTCATGCTGTCGATCTGGGTAGAGGCTCCGCTGCGTGACTACGTGCGAGCGCGCGCGCTGGAAGCGAAGCAGCCAGTCAGTGAATGGGCCGGCAACGCGCTCAGGATGGCCGTACTGAACACGTCGCTCGGTGCGTTCTGCTTTCCTCCAGAGCACGTGCCTCCCGGGGACTATTACCCCCTCGAGTGCAACCGGCTGAGGGCGGAGTTGGCTCGGCTATCCGAGATTATTGCTAGGATCGCGCCCTGCCGCTGTCCGACATGTGGGCCGGGCGTGCGCATTGACGAGGACGGCTGCTGCGCGACCTGTGGCTCGGATACCGTTTGGGCTAAATGATCCGGCTGCTCATACCACTCAGCGCGCCCCACGGTGACAGGTGCGGTTTCTGCACGATGCTGTCCCGGAAAGCCGGCGTGTGTGTCCTGTTCCAGGAGGAACTTCCGCGCGCGCCCGACTGGGGCTATCTGAGGTGCTCGGAATGCACCGATGCGGAGCGGGCGGCGGTGGAGCTGGAGCGTGACCGGGACGCCGCAGAAGCCCGCGCAGAGCAGCAACGGGTGATGGCGAAAGACGCCGCATTGGCGCTCAAGGCCGAGCGGGCGCGATCATTCGACTCCGACACTGCTCTGCGAAACAAGCTCAAGGCGGAGAAATGAGCATCCACCCAGCAACGTGCTTGGTCTTGCAGATTTTCCCGGTGAAATCACCCGAAGCCATGCGGCTGCTGCCCTGAGATTATAGTCATTTTTGTCTATGTCTAGGGGTCCAAAGACTTGTCCAGTCGTCTAAATCGTACTCACGCGCGCGCGTGTAGGCATAGACTGGTTACCCACCTGGCCGGCCGATTGGGCGCCCAGTTTCGGAATAAGGCCGAACGCTGGGTCGGTCGGTATTTGCATTTTGTCTCCGGTGGCCCCCTTGCGCGTAGGCGTCTACGTGTTAGATTGATTGGGTCAGCAAGGAGAAACAACATGATGAACACTGTAAACAGGTTTGCGGCATTGGGCACGGATGGCACTCGCCCGGTAGTTTGGGGTATGGGCGAAACTGAGGACGCAGCGATGACTGACGCTGCCATGTACGACAGCGAAACGACAGCGCTGGGTGACATGGTCATCGTGGAGATCACAGCAGAACAGGCCGCTCGGATTGAGCAGGGCGTTGTGGAAATCAGCGCCCTGGGGATTGAACTAACGCGCTCGCAAATCAGGGCACTTGCTGGCAGCTAGATGGCAGAGCAGGAGTCCACATGAAATACGGCGACTACACGGTAGACCTAAAATTCACCGTCGAATTTTCGAACGACGGAAGCGACTCAGAGATAACTGATGCGTCCATCGGAGACGTAATTTTGCCAAAGGCGCTGGCAGATCGAATCCTGATGGCACTCGGCGCCAAACAGCAGGCGGCAATTGTTGATGGAGCATGGGAGGAGGCAGAGCCAAAAAATACGGCGGACTATGAGGACTCACACGAGGATCTGGACCTCGGATGAAAAAAACGAAACCCCAGCGCGGCACGTCCGCACCGTCCGAGGAGTACTACGCCGCCCGCGGATACGGGCGGCTCAGTCTGCGGATGCCGGCCACTACACTGGCCGATCTCGGCAGACTCGCAAAAAAGCGCGGCATGTCACGCACAGAGATAGTCGGCCACCTGATTAGCAGTGTGGCAACGAGTGAGGATTTTGAAGCCTGGTGCGCCAGGCTGGGGAGGACAAAATGAAAATGACAGAAATGCTATTCCCAGGCGGGCTCGTCAGGATTGACCCCGAGCACGTATGGGTCAAGCTCCGAGCCTGGCTCCGAGCCGACCCCTCACGAAACTGCAGCTTGCGCTACGATCATCAGGGGTATCTATGTCGCCTGACCTGGGACGCCGTAGGCAAATGGGACCAGGGCGGCACGACGGCGAGGTCGTCGCTCGGCATCGCTGACGCGCTGGCGAACGCACTGCAGGCGGCCAAGGACCGCCTGTCAGAATGATTCCGCTGCCACCAAAACCGTTCCCTAGCAGTTACTGGTGGGCGCTGCCAGTGGCGATCATGGAGCGGCGGGCCTTGGCTCCCACCGGGTGACTGTGATTTGCGACCTGATAGCGGCCGCCTTCACTGCCGAGAAGAGGAGGTCCCGGTGAACTGGCGTCAGCTGCTGGGGATCGGCGTGCTGGTGGCGCTGGTGTGGGTATTGGTGTCCGCCGCTCTGACTGGGGCCCAGTAGTTAGGGCGTCCGGTAACAACCTGGATTTGTTACCGGACGCGGACAGAGGGCGCCCAATTGGCCGACTGGCTTGACAACTGGGCGCCCAGCGTGCCAGCTTGGGGGCCATGGGAGAACGAAACCCCGTGGTCTCTGTCCGGCGTGAGCGCGGCGAAATTGGCCGTGGCCCCGTCTGCCTAGCGTTGCGCGATATCGCTGCCCTGAGCGACAAAGCCGAACGCAAAGCACATTTGCTTGACCGCCTGGATATTATCTGGGCGGCCGCAATGGCGAAAACCTACGTGAACAAGCACGGCGACGAAATCGCTTGCCCCGACGGAGCCATCGCAATCCGCGTTGTCGAGGTCGCGTCCGAACTTGTAGACGCGCAAGGCGACACGCACGCGCGCCGTCCGGTGGATTTGTCCGTATTCAATGGCGGCAAATCAGCCGCGAAAGCTGGCTGATGAGAGCATCTAAGCTGATTTTCAAGGGGTCCCGCGCGTATGTCGGTGGTCGTGACGTGAGTATTATTTCGACGGAGCCCAACCAGAGCAGTGTGCAGGCCGACAGCATCGACGCAGAGGGCTCCTGGGTGGTAGTGCGTTGCGGCGACTGGACCCGCGCTTACTACGCGGGCGATGTGATGGAGATCACACCGGCCATTGATGCCATTGAGCCCGAGCGCCGGGGGCCAGGCCGTCCGAGGGGCTCGTGAGCCTGCCAATTCGCGGGGTGGACGAGCTGGTGACGCCGTTGCGCTCAGAAAACCACCAGGGATTTGGCCCCGTTGCCGGCATAATCAAAACTCCAGGCATCGACGATGCGCTGGACGCGTTTGAATCTGAGGCAGACGTAGTCAAGGAAAATGTCAATCTGCTCGAGGGGGCGAAGCAGTCGCCCGGTGAGATCGAGCGTTGGACGCGGCTTTACCAGGAGACGCTCAAGCAATGCAATGCGCGCCTCATGCCGCGCGGTATCGTGCTCGGGGCATGTGCTCCTAACCCTTCTGGGTTGGGCGCTACGTTCGTTGGAGTCGATAGCGACCAACGGGATTACCTAGTCACTCTAACGTTGCCGGCCAGAGAGCGCGCCGACTTCGCCAATGCGTCCCAGGAGAGTTTCGTCCGATGGGCGATCAATGCTGTTTGCAGTGAGGTGCTGGTTCAGCGCGAGACCTACCTGCGCCGCGCCGGCCTAGTGGGCCCGCAGGCATCACCTAGCGGCTGGGCAGGCGGCCCGGTCCGGCTCAAGTGAAACTTGAGTCGCTGTTGACGCACGACGATGGTTTCCGCCTAACCACGGCTACGGCGCTGCAGCGCGCGATATGCCGAGCAGAGACTGGCGAACCGCTGGACGAGCTAGCGGATCGGCCTGAGGTAGTCGAGGCCTTTGGCGGGCGCCAAGCATTAGGGCTGCTGCAACAGATGGGCGGGTCGCCGCCGGCACTAGTATGCCTGCTCGCTGCTATTCGCTCGGCAAAATCGCTCAAAGTTGCATGCAAGGCATTCCGCGCCACTCAGACCTGCGACCTATCTCGCTTGCGAGACGGGGAGAAGGCTCGTTACAGCATTGTCAGTCTCGACATTGACAAGGCGCGTGCAACATTCGAACACCTTGTTGGCTCGGTCAAAGCGTCGCCGTTGCTGAGCAAGACGATACTCAGCGAGAGAGCGGAGTCCATCGACTTGATGCACCCGAGCGGTCACGCCGTCGAGGTCAAGGTCGTGGCCGGCAAAAAAGCGGGCGGCTCGCTCGTGTCGCGTTGGTCAATCGGCGTGGCGTTCGACGAAGCGCCGCGCATGCAGGGCCAGACTGACGGAGTCGTCAATCTGCCTGACGCGCTGAGCGCCATCAGGGGCCGCATGCTGCCGGGCGCGCAGATTGATCTGCTCGGCTCGCCATGGGCGCCGCGCGGACCCATCTACGATCTCTATATTGACCGCTTTGGTAGGCCCGGGACGGACGCGCTTTTCATGGTAGCGAAGGGGCCCGACATGAACCCGTTTCATTTTACGCCGGAGCTTTGCGCCCAACTCCAGAGAGACGACCCGCGCGCATATCGGACCGATGTGCTGGCCTTGTTCGCCGACCCCGAGGACTCGTTGCTCTCGAGCATTGACGTCGAGGCCTGCTGCCGCAAATCTCCAGAACACCTGGAGCCGAACGACCAAGAGCACGTAGCGGCAATTGACCCGGCTAACCGGCGCAACGCTTGGACGCTCACGATAGGCCGGCCGAGCCCTAGCGGCACGCCCGAGATTGCCTACTCGCGCCAATGGCTCGGGAGCAAAAGCGCGCCGCTCAAAAGCTCCAGAGTGTTTGCTGAGATTAGGCCAATCCTGGAGCTATACAAAATCGAGGGCAACTCCCTGTGGACCGACCAGGCAAGTTTTGACGACAAGTACGAGCTTGCCCAGCAGCAAGGCATTGCGCTCATGGCCGACCCATTCACGGACGCTGAGTGGAAGGCGCACGCTACCGCACTGGAGAAAGTAATCAGCGAGCACAGTATCGAGCTGCCGCCAAATGCCGCGATGCGCGCTGATATTCTGGGCATCCAGAAGCGGCTGACCGCACGAAGCTGGCACATTATCCTTCCCAACACAGGCGACGGAAGACACGGTGATTATGTGCCGAGCCTAGTGCTGGCCCTCAAGCACCTGCCGTCGCCGCGCAATGCCCTGGACCTGTCCGCCATGACCATGGACGACGACGAGCGGCGCATTTGTGACCTTGTGAATTCGAGCCGTAGCAACCCAATTCGAGCGGCCGCCCAACGGCTACATGGAGTGTTTCAATGAACCTAGCCCTGCTCGTTTACGAACTGCGTGCGGCTGGCGTGAAGAGTCTGGCGCTGGAGCTTCTAGATGAGCCCAGTTCGCCTCCCATAGCTGATGAGGGCCGTCCAACTCTGGCGCCAGACAATTCAGAGCCCGACGTTCCGCCAAAGCAGCCCGATCAATGCATCATTCCCGGATGCACTGCTGAGAGGCGCGGCATTTTTGGCGGGATTGGTGGTCAATATTGCCGTGAGCATGCGCTTCAACGCGCCGGAGTCAGAACATGAGCGCACAGCCGCTGTGGTACCAAAACGAAAACGAAGAAGAATCTGCGTCGGCAATGGTCAACGCCGCGCGGGCGCTCTGGTCAGACCAGGGGGACCAGAGGCGACGCGATGCTGATGATGCGATGACGCTTTGGTCTGGCACGACGGCGCACGGTTTCAGCGGCTCTAACGCAATGAGCATTCTCGGGCTAGTCGAGGGAACGGCTGGATACAACGTGGTCCAGAGCGTCACCGACACAAAGGTCAACACAACGCTTCGCAACGAGATCCGCCCGCTGCTGATGTGCAACGGCGGGGACTCCGAGCTACGGGACAAGGCGGAGGCTATGCAGGACGCTGCCGACGGGCAGAGTTACGAGCTAGGGCTCGACGACGAACTCGAGGAAGTCGCCTGCTGGAATGGGTACATTTTCGGTAATGGTGGCGTCGAATTTTGGGCCGACACGGCCAGCTCTCGAATCATGGCCAGCCCGGTCTTCCACTGGCAGTATTTTGTCAGCCGGCAAGAGTCACGGTATACGACGCGGCCCTCCCAGCTGTTTGCGCGTCACGTCATGCCTCGGGACGTGCTGCTTTCGTTCATGGCAGACCAGTCGTCTGAAGCACGCAAGGCGATTGAAGATGCCCCGTCTGCGAGCTGGAATGATGCGCGTGACTTTGTCAGCAACGAGCCCGGCACTGTCGTCGACCTAGTCGTGATCTGGAAAGCGTGGCACCTGCCAAGTAAGCGCGTGGACCTCAGCGACCCGCGCGCGTTTGGCAAGGGCGAGTCAGGGCGCAGCGTTCGGGCGAACCATGACGGGCTGCATATGGTCTGCATTGAGGGCGCCAACACCAGGACGTCACTGCTGACGCGGCCATGGCCGCATGCCTATTTCCCGATCGCATGGTTCAAACCGAACCGTAACCCGGGCTCCTACTGGGGGCGTGGTGAGCCTGAGATTCTGGCGCGAAGCCAAGTCGAAATGAACCAGTGGTCTGAGCGCGAGTATAACGTGCTCGACCGGTACGCTAACCCATCAGTGATTCTGCCAAAAGGGGCAAAGCTAAACCCTGGCCAGATCAACAATAGCGGCTTCAACATCTATCAAATCGAGGGTGGAAGCGGCAATGCGCCATTTGTCTGGACGCCCAACGCGGTGCCGGCAGACCTAATCAATCGGCGCGGGCGGCTCGCGGCAGAGGTCAAGGACCAGCGCGGCATGAGTGACATGTCGATGGCTGCACGAAAGCCCGCGGGAGTGGACCACAAGCCCGGCATGGCTTACCTGGCCAACACCGAGACCATTCGCCATACAGCAGAGTTTCGCGCATGGCGTCGATTCAAGCTCGACAGCTACCGGAATATTATTCGCTGCTTCAAGGAGCTGAGCGAGCACGACCCTAATTTCGAGGTTGTGTACGAGAAAGACAAGCAGCTCGTCACGGCCAAGATGACGAGCATCGACATCGACGCGAGCAAGTACCGGCTCAAGGCTAAGCCGACCAACCTATTCAGCCAGGACCCGGCGCAGCAAGCTGACCAGATCGCCGATTTCGTAGACAGACAACTCCTGCCCCCGGATGCGTTGTTTGACGCGGTGCAATCGCCCGACCTGCAGTCACTGACTAGCGACCGAAAAACGCTGGAACGCAATGCCGTCAAGCGGGTCAAGCTCATTGCCAAAGGCCCGTACACTTATGACCTAATGCCGCAGCCGTATCACGATCTAGCGATCATGAAGACGGAAGCCGTCAAGATGGCCAATAGCATTGAGTTGAACGATGAGAGCGACGAAAAGCTTGACCGTGTCGTCACGTTCCTAGCGGACATTGATAAATTGCTGGGCATAGGCGCGCCTCCACCAGAGCCGGAAGCGGCTCCTGCTCCCGCCGGCCCGGCGCCAGGCCCAGCCGTAACCATGCCGCCCGCTCCAATGCCGGCGAATCAGCCCCAGTGAGGACATCATGAGCGAACTAGAAACACAGTCGCAGGCACCAGCCGCAGCGCCCGCCCCGGTAATCAACGAGGCGGCCGCGCTCGCCATTCTGAACAACGAGCGCCCGGCGCCGGAGCCTGCCAGGACTGAGCCAGTCGCAGGTGCTGAGGCCAGCGTTGACCCGCTTGACCCGGAACTTTACACGGACGAAAAGTTATCGACGCCAGCGGCGCTTGTGGAGGCAGCCAAGCGCATCCGTGATGAGATCGCCAAGGCGAACGACCTCAAGCGTAAGGTCAACCGGGCACATGGGGCGGCGGAGGTCCGGGAGCGCAAGGTTAAGGCCCGAGAAGAGCACGTCGGGCAGCGTGAGACTCGGTCGTCGGCTATCGATCGAATGCAGGCGCAGGCTATCGAGGATTTCGAGAGCGGCGACACCACTCGTTTCCTGACCGCCGTCGGCAAACTTAGCAAGACGGGCGACCCTGTGGGCTTTTGGCGCAATGCCGCGATCGCTTTGGCCAAGGGCGAGGCCTTCAAACCCGAGGAAAAGGCGGCAATCGCCGCAGATCCAGAGCTAAAGCGCCGCATTGACGGGTTAGAAAACGCACTGGCAGAGCGCCAAGCGCGCGAGGAAGATGCACAGATCGAGACGCTCAAGGACCGGCACTATGAGGCTGCGAAGGGCGCGACAGAGACGCACCCGCACCTAGCAGCGTTCTGCGCGGAGCATCCCGAGCGGGCTAGGGAGGGAATTGCGTCCGTAATGCTCGAGGAATTGCAGAAACGTGGAAAACCTATTGACATTTCGGAAGCCGCAAGGATAATTGAGGAGAGCCTTAGCGCTCGCTACGAGTTGTCCCCGCGTGCCGACGGTCAAACGAACGGCAAAAAAGGGACTACCGGCCCCGTGCCGGATGCTGGACGGGAAACCAGCAAGGAACCTCCGAAACCCGCGATGCAAACAGTGCCCGCAGCTCTATCGGCTGCCCCGGCCTCCGCGCAACGCGCCGAGACCGTGGCGGAGGAAAGGGCCCGGCAAATTCGCGAGCTTGAGGCCTTGGGCATTTACGGCTGAATAACCAGTCCGGTACCTCCCCAGCGGCCCGAGCCCTGGAGGTTTCCCAAATGGCCGCAGAACAAGTCGCAGGCAGCAACCTGCTCAAGGTCCTCTACCCCGAGAGCGTATCCACTCCCCTTTACAAAGAGTCGAAAGTCTTCGGCTTGATGAAAAAGGACACCAAGTTCGCGACGGACGGCACGAAATACGTCGTCGTGAGTATCGCCCCTGGTGCGGGCGGTTCCGCCAATATTCAGACGGCAATCGCTAACCAGAGCGCGACCCAACAGGTCCGTTTCTCGCTCGGGCGTCGCAAGCTCTATGAGGTCGGCAGCATCGACGGAGAAGCGCTGGCAGTCGCCAAAAATGGCGGCGGGGACAACTCCAAGGGCGCCATCCTCGATATTGCCAAAAATGCCATCAAGCGCAGCATGGACGCGTTTGCTCGTACTCTTGCCCGCGCTGCGTGGAACTCGGGCGGCGGCGGTCGCGGCACGATTTCGGCGGGCTCCAACGTAGCGACGGCAACCATCACCCTCAGCAACCGTGCTGACGTGGCCGGCTTCTTCAAGGGCATGGTTCTGCAGTCGGCGCCGAACGACGGCTACACGACGGTGACGAGCCCAAACACGGGCACGGCGACCATCACCAGTATCTCGCGCAAGACTTCCACCAACACCGCGACGCTGACCTTCTCCGCGGCTCTGAATACGTTGATCGGCGGCGTTTCTGCCGGCGACACGTTATTCCGTGCCGGCGACTACGGCATTTACCCGAACGGCATCCCTGGGTGGGCTCCTGTTGCAGATCCTGGCGGCGGTGACTTGTTCTTGGGAATCAACCGTTCGACGGCTGGCGATCTGAACTACCTGTCAGGCTGGCGCGTGCTGGGCGGCGGGCAACCAAAGCAGCATACGCTGATCGACATGGCCGCGGAAGCCAAGCAGAACAGCATCAACGTCAAAAGCGTGCTGATGAACCCGCTCGATATGCGCGACGCATTCAAGGAGCAGAGCACGTACAAGACGATCCCCGTCGGCACCGACAACCCACAGATCGGCTACAAGGGGCTTGAGTTGATGGGTTCCGTTGGGTCAATGACTGTGATGGATGAACTGGACTGCCCGCAAAACTTTGCGTGGCTTATCAACCCTGCGGACGACTGGACCTGCCGAAGCGCTGGTGACTGCCCGATGCTGTTTGACTTTGATGGAATCAAGTCGTTCTTGCGAAACCCAAGCGGCGACGACTACCAGTACCGCCTTGGCACCTACATGAATTTTGAAAACGCCAACCCGGCCAACGCCGTCGTCGGGCAGTTCGCCTGATTAGGAGGATGACAACATGCCCGTCGATACCACACTAGGACTCGCAAAAAAGGGCCTTTCGGGGCTCATTACACAGCAAGGCGCGTTGCCCGTCATGGACGAAGCGCTGGCTGTATACATCCAGTTCGACAAAACCGCAGCGGACGGCGCCGCAGCCACAACCACCACCGACACGTTTGTCTGGATCAACCCATACAACGTGCCAGTTTACCTGGTCAGCGCCATCGGCGCCGGACTGGGCGCTGGCATCACGGCGGACGCGACGAACAACGCTACGATCACCTTCCGCACCATCAACATGACGGGCGGCGCATCAGCGGCGGCGCTCACTATTGTCACGGATTTAGCGGGTGGATCGTGGACATCGAACCAGTCAAAGGCCATCACCAACTTGACCAAGGCTAACGCTGCGGTTCCGGTCGGCGGAGGCATCACGTTCAGCATCGCAAAGGGCGGCACCGGAGTCGTGGTTCCAATCAGCAAGTTTACGGTCAAGGCCTTCAAGGCGGAGAGCTGACATGGACCGCGGTCTCTATCCTGACCGAGCGAATGTCCCCGAGGGGAAGGATATTCACTTTCGCTTTGCGGTGGATGCCGGCAACGCGCCGACGCTCGCCGCGAGCCCGCTAAACGTCTACGTCACGAGCGTCTCGCGCGTGTCGCAGGGGTTGTATCGGATCACACTGACAGACACGTTCAAGTTTCACGTGCGGACACTCGTTGCGCTGAACGTAACTGGTGCGGGCGTGGCACGATGGGCGCAGCCGGGCCCGGTCGTAATTGGCACCGGAGTCGGGGCCACCACTACTATCGACATTCTGATTGTGGACAATGCGGCGGCCGTGCAAAACCCGCCCGCCGCAGCGGCTGACAATTATGTCGGCGGGACCGTGACCTTCTGCGACATTGCGGCCATTTGATGGCAAAGCCAGAAAACAAGGCGGCGCTCCTGCTCGCAATCGGCGGAAAGCTGAAGGGCAAGGGCGCCATGATGAGTGAGCCAGACGACGACGAGACGGGCGGAGAATCCGACAAGGACGGCGACGAGCCATCCGTGGAGGACGCCAAGCGTTCAGCTGCCGAGGACGCACTAGCGGCGTTTAAGTCGGGCGACGCGGACGCGCTTAGCTCCGCCCTGAGCGACTTCGTTGCGGCATGCAATAGTGAGGATTACTGAGCGGAAGGCAGTAGCGTATGGGCAGCGTCAATCGAGCATACTTGCGGAATTTGGCGCGCCTTTACGCGGATGGCCGCCCCGGCGGTTCCGGGGCGTTTATCCCAGACAGCGACGCCAGCACGAACGCCGTGAGCTTTGACACGCTCGTAAACGGCGCGATCGCTGAATGGTACGACCTGCTGGTGTCGATGCGCGGGCATGAGTACTACGCCTCGGACGCCACGCTGGCGATCGTGGCGGGAACCTCTCAGTACGCGCTGCCGTCGGACTTTTACCAATTGCTATCTATCAGACTGGAATGGTCGGCGGGTCAGTTCGAGGAACTCGAGCCGATGGGTGTGCGCGAACGCACCTACATTGAGAACGCTGGCGCCGCGGGCGTTACATTTCGGCGCTGCTACCGACTACGCGGCACGCAGGCCGCGACCGCGCGAATCGTGGAAATCCTGCCTACTCCGGGCAGTTCCGTTACGGGACGGATCCGGTATGTGCCGACGTGCGCGCTCCTGACCGATGACACGACCACGATCGACGATGTGAATAACTGGTCGAAACTGATCGCGCTCACAGCTGCTATTGAGTACCGCACCATTGCGGAAAAGCCGATCGGTAACCTGCAGCGTATTCATGACGAATGCGTTGCTAGGATCCACGCGCTGGCAGACCAGCGCAACGCCAACTTTGCCGAGCAGATACAACAGGTGTATCCAGAGCGGCGCCGCGAATGGTGGCAAGGCGGCTCTGCCGCTGGTAGCTCGGCGTCGTCTAGTGGTAGCGGCGGTGGTAGCAGCAGCTCCTCGGGCGGGATATTCGATGGGTCGTTTGATGGGAGCTTCAACTGATGCCGGTAATCACGCGGGCGCAAGCGCAGGCTGAGGCGCTCACGATCAAAAACGAGACGGTTACCAACGCCAATACTGCCACGCGTGTGGGCGGGATGCTGGACGACCTAGCAGACTCGTTGCCGTTCCTGGGGACTACGTTTCTCCGGGAGTATGCCCAGGACAACACCGGTACAACCAACAGCACAAGCATTACGACCATCGGGACATTTTCAATGTCCGCGCTTACTAACGTGGCGGGCATAGCGAAGGCCTGGGTGCATGTCCAGGACGCTTCGAACGCTCTAGCGGTGCAGCAGATAGGCGTGGGCTTCAGCGTGCTGGGCGGAGTCCTGCAGTCGGGCGGGGCGGGAACTGTGCTCGCGGGCAGCGTCGCGCAAGGTACAGCGACATTTGCCTACTCTGGCAACAACCTACTCGTGCGCATGACGAGTTCTGACGGCGTTGTAAAGGCCTACAAGGTCATGCTCGAGACAACCTATGCACTAAAGGCCTGACCATGACGGTACGATCTAGAGCAGACTTGCAAGCGGAGGCAGCGGTTATCGCGGCGGAGATCATAGCGGGCGCTAATACGGCCTCGCGCGTAGGCGGAGCAATTCGCGATCTGTCCGACTCGGTGGCGCTGAGTACAGACGTAACGCCCGTAGGTCTGGCGGCCAACAATACTCCGGCCAATGGCGATTTCCTGCGATATAGCACCGCTGCGGGTAGTGCGTACTGGGGCAGCAGTGCTGCCTACAATATTTCGTCGTTTGCGGCGGCATCCACGACCCTGATACAGGTATCAGCGTCGCTGGTAACGCCGGCGTTTACCGCAGCGCATACTGTGACACCGACTTCTCTGTCGCTGACAGACAGTGAGGGCACGGCAGCGCGGAACGTCGTCGGGACGCCCACGAGCTTTAGCAGTCTGGCTACGGCAACCAAGAACGCTCCTAACGCTACGGTAGTGTTTACGCTAACCGGATCGGATGGCATATCGTCATCCGTCGCCACGCGTACGTTCACCTGGTGCCAGCTGGTCTACTGGGGCAGCGCAGTGCCCGCGGCGTTCAACGGAGCGTTTATACAGGCCCTGGGCAACAGTACCCTACAGACCACTGGCAACAAATCGTTCACGCTGGCCAGCGGTGCGACATCGCACAAGTATTTTGCATTCCCCACGCGACTGGGCACGGCAGCGGTCGTGATTGGCGGTTTTTCCTACAGCTGGACGGTGCAATCGACAACGATCGCCGTGACGAACTCCAACGGGTACGTCGAAAACTACACGTTGATAGAAAACGAAAACCTCGGAGTTTCATCCGAAACAATCACGGTAACGGTGAGCTAAATGGCCCTAAACACGAGCGCTGGTTTGGTGCCCACCGGGGGCGGGTCATGGGAAACGCATGATGCAACCTATGGCAAAGGCGGTTACCGCTCTGTTGCTGACGCTACGGCGCGCGACGCAATCCCGTCCGGTCGTCGAACGACAGGCATGCTTGTGCACCTGCAGTCGACCGGCGTTACCTACCGGATGGGCGCGGGGCTGACGAACGGAGATTGGACAATTGATAGCTCTGGGTCGGTTACCGCTGGCAACGGGCTCACCGGCACGACGGCTTTTGCCGTGCTGGCAAATGGGACGAGCCTTGAGGTATCCGCGTCTGGCGTGCGGCGCACGGCCCTGACTGGCGCTGTTAGCGCTGCTGCAGGATCCAACGTTACCGCGTTTACCTCGGGAGCATTTGGGGCATTGCCGATCGTTACGTCCACCAGCGTTACGATCGCGTCGGGTACTGTCGCCAGCACGGGCGACTTGCGTACCGACAACTCGTTCGTATTTACCGGGCGCAATTCGTTCGGCGGAGTCGACGTCAATCTGATGAGTTTTGACGGGACTATCCCGCGGATCATTCTGGGGTCGGGCAACACCGGAGGTATGACCAGCTACATCTATCTAAATACTAGTGATGTAACTGTCGCCGTAGGCACAAATTCCATTTTGCAGGTCACGTCTACTGCGATCACTCCGCTAATCAATACGCTCGCATGGTCTGCGTCTGTCGTGACAGCGCCGATCGTGAGCCAGGCTAACAACACTGCCGGCAGCGGTACAGGGCAGCTGTTCACGCTACGTGCGCAGAGCTGCACGGGAGCCACCAGCAACGGTGGAGCATGCGACATAGGCCCCGGCGCAGGTACGACGGCGGGAGGATTGGGCCGCTGCATGAGCGGCGGCACTTCTGTGGGCGGCGGGGCGCAGCGCATCGCGTGGAACGACACAGGCATTGGTTTCTACACCACAGCGCCAGTGGCCCAGCCGACCGACATCGTAGCACTTACGGACAGCACCACAGGCACTGCGGACAATACGGTTGCAGACGTTGGAGCGGCGTTCAACCAAGCAACGCTGAACAACAATTTTGCCGATCTGATCGCCAAGATTAACGGACTCCGCACTCGGCTTCGAACCCTCGGGTTGATGGCGTAATGGCAAACTTGCGAAAAGTAGGTAATTTCGTTATCCCAGTGGACCAGCTTAGCGGCACCGAGTTGCGTCGCCAGATAATCGAATTTCAAGACAACGTTGCAATACTTGCAGCGCAGATCACTAGGGCCACAATGGCGGCCCTAGATGTGATCGAGCGGGATGCAGTTTCGGACGCGATGACTGTCGCTCCGGGGCAGTCCATCGGCATCGTGAGCACTGTCGCGCGCGTGCAACTGCTGCAACCTAGCGCCGCAGACGCGGGAAAATTCATTATGGTTTGCAAGGGGGCAGGCCCAGCAAGTAACACTGAGGTACTAGCGCCGAGCGGATCGCTCATCAACGGAGCCAGCTCATTCACGATCACAACGTCGGGCCTGTTGCAGCTAATTTTCTGCGATGGCGTCGACTACTGGGCCCAGACATAAATGGCGCTCGATTCCGAAATCTTAGAGTTCCCGTTTACCGCGGGGCAAAACGAGGGCACCGACCGCACTGTTTTGCCAGTGGGTCAGTTCAGCTATTTGCAGAACGCGCGTTATCGTAGGACTCAAAAACTAGGCAAGCGCAACGGTTATACGAGCCTAACGAGCCTAGATAGTAGCGGCCAGCCAATGGGCAGCGGAGGCGGCGTGTTGGCATGCCTGGGACCGGAGTTCTGCGTCGTCGATGACCGGCTATATATTCGCGACGAGAGTGCCGGCAGCTGGCGTAGCAACAAGCCAACGTCCGGCTTCGTTGCCCCTCGGCTGCAGCGAATACTGCCAGACAGGTTCCCGCTATTCACGCCGCGGCCAATCATTAGGACGGCGGAGACTTCCTCAGCCAGTCAGCTGGTAAACGCAAGCAGCGCCTACACTATGGGTTACGTGTGGGCGGCTCAAACAACGTTGTTTTATGACGCGAGTTATCCGAGTAACACGTCATGGCGCACGCACATTGAAGCCATCGATCCGGAAACGGGCAGGACCATTTTTGCAACAGACGAAACGCTCGGCAGCGCTGCGTCGACAGACGTTCCGCAGTTGCAGCTATTCGCGCAGACCGATGGCTCGCTCGCGGTTGTGACAGACAATTTTAGTGCGGGTGTCAAAGATTTTTTGACAGTCTATCGGATCCCCTCGATAGCAGCGGGCCTGGGGTCGGGCTTCAGCGTGGCGTGTGAACAGTATGCGGTCGCAAAATACGCTGCACAGCCAAACGCGTTGCTGGTGGCATATGCCACGGCCAACACTCTGAATGTCGGCTGGGTAAATACGCTAACCGGGGTCGTTACGGTCCTGAACACGCTGGTTCACTATGCGGCAGTGACAAAGCTGAGCGTATTTGAGGCCGCTAACGGCGAAATATGCATTGGCTACGATAGCAACGCCGGTTTCGACGTGCGTTGCCGGCTCCTAACTAGCGCCGGAGTCGTAATAAACGATGTGAGCGTGAAAGCTATCCTGGCAGACATTACTGCCCCGATCTTGTTTGTCGACGGCGCTACGGGCAGCGCGCGGAGGTATCGGATGGTCGGTCTATGGAAAACAGGAGTGGCCTGTTTAGACGCTGACGTTACCGGTGCCATGTTTGTGGACTATGTGATCCAGGCCAACCTCTTCTGGAGTTCTCAGCCGTTCACGAGCGGCGGAAGAGTGTTTATTTGGGGGACTTTTTATGCGAATACTGGGCTAAACAGGTATGCGCTACTGCGCATACCCTCGCTCGAGGAATACCAGTACTCTACAGACCCCGGGCCGTTCCCGCTACAAGCTACGGTCGATAATCTTGACGCGACATCGCTGAATAGCCAACTCGGCAACACTTCAGGCACTACGCTGCCGACTGTCACGAGCACCCCGCTTGGCCTAACCGCCATTCTGGGGGACGTAGCCAGTACGTACATCACGGCTGGGGGCATTCAATACCGCAGGACTTTTGCGCTGGTTAGCGTTTCCCGAGCAAGTGATGGCGCGAGATATGCTCCATCATGTGTGGTGCCTGTGGCGCAGGGTCAATTTATCCCCGCTGCCCAGCCGATGTTTGTGCGTAGCTTTGGAGCGACGGAGGCGGGTTTCGTGGCTCTGCCGGGCTCGGATGGTACATTGACCGCGTCGGCAGGCGGGTCGCTTACGCCATCCTCGGCATACTCATATACAGCGGTATATGTAGCGGATGGTGAGCGGAGCGCCCCGGCTGTGCCTGTGACAGTCACCCTGACGGCTGGGCAGTCTAGGGTAACTGTAGGGTTCCTTGTGAGCGATGTGGGCTACAAGCGAGGCGTCACGGTGCAGTTGTACCGGACAGCCGCAAATGGATCCCAGTTCTATTTTTTGACAGAGATCGCGTACTCGCCCGGAGACGCGCCGCCTATCATGTGGCTGGCGAGCGCCACAGGATTTGCGTCGCTGCTATTTGTGGATACGACCGCGGATAGCGTTATCATCCAGAATGAGGTGCTATACACGCAAATCGGGCAGGAGCTGGCAGCGGAACGCGCGCCGGCTTGCATGTTCGCTAACGTGGGTGGCGATCGGCTCTGGTGCGGAGGCGGATTTGAGCCGGCCGTAGTCACTGCGTCCAAGACTTTCATTCGTCGGCTGTTGCCAGAGTTCGCCGACGATGATGCATTTCGAGTCACGTTGCCCTCGCCTTGTACGGGGCTGGCCTGGTGCGACGGGCAAGTAGCTTTCACACAGGATGGCATTTACCTGATCAGCGGAGACGGGCCAGATGTTGCCGGCGTCGGCGATTTCACGGTCAGACGCCTGCCATTCAGCATTGGGTGCATTGATTGGCGCAGCATTGCCGTGTGTGACATCGGCGTGTTCTTTCAGTCTCCCCGCGGTCTGCACCTGCTGCCGCGTGGATTTGCGGCGCCCGTGGCCATGGACCAGGTGCTGAGCACGCTGGAGACCTACCCAGTCATCACGAGCGCACGAAGCGACTACAATTCAAGCGGCGGGGCCGACAACTCCGAGCAGTTGGTGCAATGGACGGCCGTTGCAGATGAGGCAGCCACATCGGGAGTCGTAATCACATTTGATGTACCGTACAGCTCATTTTCTGTAGACACATATGGCGCGGATTTCCCGGCTACGCTTCAGAGCGGATGGCAAGGCAACGCGGTGTTGGCTCCGTCGACGACAACTGTCGGGGCTAGTGGTGCCTCTAAATGGCATCCCTTCCGGGTGCGGGATAGCTCGTACGATGACAGTGGCCTAGCGATCGAGATGCGCGGCGTTACTGGCGACGTGCGCCCCTGGGGCCCCATGGGTCACGGTGTCGTTAATCGCGTCGGCCTGCTCGCGGAACTACGTAGCGCGGCATCAGTAGAGATTCAGGTCACTACTGACAGGGGGGTCGGTGTCAGTAACGCGCGAGTCTATACCGGCGTGGCGCCGGATCTAGTGGCCGGTGATACCGCTTATCTCGAGGCCCCGCTGGGCAATGTCGAACAGCGTGACGTTACGGCAACGCGGGTCGCTTTCCGTGAAAGCTCGACAAATGAAGGTGTCGCCATATTCGGGCTAAGTATTGAAAAACAGGCTCAAAACCAAGGCTGGCGCTTGCAAGCGCCGCGGGATCGGATAGGTAGCTAAATGCCTAAGCTTTCCAAAGTAGCAGCAAGAACCTTTAGCGGCGCAGCCGCTGGGTCTGCGTTCGGGCCGTGGGGCACGGTCATCGGCGGAGGTCTTGGCGCTGTCTCCAGTTTTTTCGGCGATGATGAGGATGCATCGGCCCCCCCAGCGTACACGCCAGACCCAGACAATTTTACCTTCGGTCTACGTCCATTTGTTGATGCCAACGGCGTAGTCCACCCGACGCCCGAAGAGCGGGCTGCCGCTACTGACGCCTGGAACAAAGCGAACCCGCCCGAAGAACTTGAGAAGCTAAACGCTCAAGCTGAGGAGTGGGACCGGCAACACCCGCCTACGCTGGTGCCTGATAACGGCGGAGGCGGAGATGGCGCAGGGACTCCCACATATGTAGACCAGGGGCCGAACCCATTTAGGGAAAAAATCAACGGCATTAACGCGTCACACCCTGCAAATATTAAGGGCGGAACAGACAACTTTGCGGCGCAACGTACGAGGCAAATAGTTGCGGACCAAAATACGCGCAAGAGCGTTGCCGACGCGGCGCTGACGCGTGGCGCGCCGCAAATGGACGGCGCGGACGCAATCACGCAGGACCGCAGCGGCGGCATGGCATACCTGGACAACGCCGATTGGCAATCCAGGCAGGAGCAGCTACAGGCGCTTGGCGGGATCAAAGATTTCGCCAACGCTGCGGAGGGCCCGAGCGCCGCGCAGGCGCAGCTGCAAGCCGGCACGGATGCGGCCATGCGTCAGCAGTATGGCATGGCCAGAAGTCAGCGTGGTGGCGGTGGGGCGGCCTTGCGCAACGCGGCATTTAATGCGGCTGGCATCGAGGGCAACGCTGCTAATTCGGCGGCCATGTTGCGGGCGCAGGAAAATCAAGCGTACCGCGCGCGCCAATTGCAGGCGCTCGGGACCGCGCAATCCGGCGCGGCGCAGCTACGTGGCGCAGACATAGGCCTGGCGTCCACTCGGGCCGGTCAGGCAAACGTCGAGTCGGCTGATGTGAATAGATTCAACGAGGGCCAGCAAAAGATCCAGCAGGACACGGAGACGCAGAACCTAAATGCTGCGCTGACGGGCAGGGCTCAAAGCGATGCTTTGTATCTAGGCGTGACCGATAAGATCCAGCGTGATGACGCTGAGCGCCACGCGCTGGCAGACAGTTCCACGGCTGGGTCTACGGCTTTCGAAGCTGCCAAGGCCGGCGCCGCCGGCCTACAGCTACGGGCAGACGCTGCAGCGCAGGCGCAGGAAAATCGCAACGAAGAGAGAGACATCGGTCTGGCCAAAGGCGCAGCTGAAGCGGCGGCAACGCTGCTGCCGCCAAAAGACAAGCCCGGGGCCACGCCCGGGGCCACGCCCGCGGCGCCCCCGCCCCCTAAGCCGCCAGGCACACCGCCGACTGCTCCAACGGGCTCACAATCCAACGGCGGAGAGATCACTGAGAGTGATGTACGAGCCAAGCGCGACATCAAAAGGATCGAGGTGGCGCGCTCCCTGTCTGGGGGATTTGACATGCAGGGTCTTGACGCCGCGTCCGCTAGACTGTCTCAGGACAGTACGCGCTATCCGACCGTGGCGCCTGATATGCGACCGGCCAAGGGTTACGAGTATTCGTATAAGGACCCCGCGCGGTATGGAGAGGGCCGTTATGTTGGCCCTATGGCGCAGGATCTGGAGCATATCCCGGGTGTCGTACGATCGGGCAAAAACGGCAATAAAACGATCGACGCCCCGCGTCTCACGCTTGCCAATACTGCAGCAGTAGGCGAGCAGCAGCGGCGACTAGACCGCCTGGAGCAGTTGACCGCACTACGCGGCCAACCCCCGCTCCGAGGAAGCGGATTTGTCAGACCGGAGCTAACTATGCCAGACTTGCCGCAAGAGGCGCCGGCAATGTCCCCGACTGAATATCCGAGCATGCCGGAAGACACCAGATTTGCGCCGACACGGCGACAGCGCTTGCAGGCATTGGGCGGCCCTAGGAGCTTCTCCTAATGGCCGGCGGGTATCTGAT